GCAGAATTATCACAACGTTTTGGTCGGAAGGTAAGGAATCTTGTTGATTCTTCAGAATATAAACAAATTTTTCAAAACGTTACTCTTTCACAGGATTCCAAGGCTGCTGGACGTTGGGAGACGAATCAAGGAGGGGAGTACTATGCTGCTGGTGTAGGTGGTTCCATCACGGGACGTGGTGCTGATGTACTAATTATTGATGACCCGCATACTGAACAAACTGTTACTTCAAAGGAATCTTTAGAAAAGACTTTTGAGTGGTATACATCTGGCCCCCGTCAAAGATTACAGCCTGGTGGTTCCATAGTGTTAGTAATGACACGTTGGGCTCAAAATGATTTAACAGGGAAGTTAATTCGCGAACAGCGGAACCCAGGCACCGATCAATGGGATGTAATTGAATTTCCTGCGATCTTGCCGAATGATAAACCCGTATGGCCTGAGTATTGGAGTTTGGAGTCCCTGCTTGGAACAAAAGCGTCTATACCAATTTCAAAATGGAATGCGCAGTATATGCAAAATCCTACTGCAGAAGAAGGAGCTATTCTTAAACGAGAGTGGTGGCAAGTGTGGGAAGGAAATAGACTCCCTGATTTAAAACATGTTATTCAAAGTTATGATACTGCTTTTTCTAAAAAAGAAACTGCAGACTATTCTGCAATCACTACGTGGGGAGTATTCACTCCATTCGAAGATCAAAAACCTGCTTTAATATTATTAGACGCTTTACGAGGAAGATATGATTTTCCAGAACTTAAAATGATAGCTTTTGATCAATACCGATACTGGGACCCAGAAACGGTGGTCGTGGAGAAGAAGGCTACAGGAGAACCCCTGATCCAGGAAATGAGAAAAATGGGTGTCCCTGTTGTAGAATTTGTCCCTGTAAAGGGTAAAGATAAACACTCTAGAGTTCACGCGTGTGCTCCAATATTTGAATCCGGACAAGTGTTTTATCCTGAAGGAGAAAGGTGGGCCGAAGAGGTTATCGAGGAATGTGCTGCGTTTCCATTCGGTGAACACGATGACTACGTGGACAGCACCACCCAAGCTGTGTTAAGGTATAGAAAGGGAAATTTTGTACAATTGTTTTCGGACGAGCAACAAGAACCTAAACATAGACGTGGGGAGAGGCCTAAATATTATTAATGGATCCAAAAAAAGAAATTGCTAAATTAATTTATAAAACCGCTAAAGAAGCTTTTCGTAGAGGTTATCGAGCTCATAAGAAAAGTAAAAAGGAACATGACGCTTATAAAGGGAAGATTAAACAGCGTGGCGACGCCAGCGAAGGAGTGGTTCCTTATGACAAAGAACATATTAAAAAAGCAATCAGAAGTGTTAAGTTTCAAGGACGAGCTGCTAAACTAGCTAAAAAAGAAAAGAAGCCAGCAGGGTCTAAAGCACCTACTATTAGTTTTGTGGGCAGAGGATATCAAGGAGATAAAACTAAGAGTATGCAAGTGCCTATGGCAAGTAAAATTCAAATGAGAAAAATAAGAGAAGAAATTGGCCGCACTGTAAAAAAATTTATGAAAGAAAAAATTGGTAGAAAAGCTAAAGGAGGAGTAATTGATCCTGAAGGGTATGATATTACTAAAAGAGAGATGGGAATACTTGCAAATGCAGATCCAAGTAAAAGAGAAATGATACGTAAATTTCTTAGTCGCACAAAAAACCATAAATTCGTTTATCCTGATAGAATTTTAGAAAATAAAAGAGGTAGAAGAATGGGAAAAGCTAAAGGTGGATTACTGAGAAAACCTAAACTAGCAAAGCGAGGTTTCTAATGATGCAAAGACCTAGAAAAAGAACAACTATTGTTCCTCCTAAAAAACCCTATACCAAAGATCAATTTTTTAAATCTACTGTTCTACAATTAAAAGGAGTGTCGGGTGGAATGAATAGAAATTTTGCTTATAATAATATTATTGATAAAGGAAATAGATTAAGAAACCAAGGAGTTTCTAGAAAAGAAGTATTAGGAATTATTAAAAAAGCTAAAACAGCTCATGGTGATTGGTTAAGAAACACTAAAAAGCGTGAACTAAGACGGAGAATGAAATGACAATGTGGAATGCTAATTATGTTCCGAGAATTCCGGACGATGAAACAGAAGTAGGTATTCAAACTGTTAGTGAGAAACAACAAACACCTATTACATTAAGTGATCTTCCTCCTCCAGGAGCAATGTTACAAAGATCTTTAACGGAAAGAGAACTACAGGCCCTTAAGCAACTGGGTCCGAAGTCCATAAATCTATTAAATGAAATCTCGAAAGATCTTCTTCCTGTCTGGGGAGAAGCAAGAGCGATGGATTATACAAATCAAGAGATTGAAGGATTTAAACAAGCTATTGGAGAAGGAGATGTTGGAGGAACTATTACTCATGGTATTGGAATTCCTCTTATGTCGGCTGGATCCTTACCGTGGTGGTTAGGTGGAGCTGGTGGTGTTGGACTCGGATACATGTACAGAAAAGGTATAATGGAAGGATATCGAAACTTAACATCTAGATTTAGAAAACCACAATACCATTTAGCGGATGCTCACGGAAACCGTAATCTAAGAAATGTGGATACAGGAGGAACAGGGCCACGCGCTCAGGATTATTTAAGTGAGATAGAAATAGCTAGATTAGGGGGTGGAATAGAAAGATCAGCTTACATTCAATGGCTACGAGGATTACCGGAAAACAGAATGAGTGGAACTGAACGAATGATTAATACTAATTTAGACGAGTTCTTTTCTTCTGTACTTCCTAACGCAGATTTAATGAGAGATTTAACAGCTACTTATAGAAGCACAGTAACTGGAGTTAAAAAAGTAGACGATTATAAACAAATGAAAAAAGGTATTGTTGAAGCAAGAAAACAATCAGATCAAACTCTTGCTCAAAAGAATGTACCGGAGAAGATAACTGAAAAATTAAATTTTGGTGAGACTGCAACCCCTATAAGAGTTGGAGCTCAAAAAAACGTAAGTGAATTTATGGGATCCCGAGCTTATGATGTTATTGCAGCAGAGAATTGGAAAAATATGAATACTGCTCAAATAACTTCACGTTTAATTAATTTAATTAAATCAGGTAAAATAAATAAGGAAGAATTATTTGATGCAGGTATTTTAAAGCTCAACGATAAGATGGAGCCTATCGGGGGTTCTTTAGTTAGTATGCCCAAAGAGTTTAAGAATGTTCAAATTAGTAAACAAGATATTCTTAAAATGATTAAAGACAATCCTTCTGCAAGATTAAAAGTAAATACATATGGAGGGGGTCATTTCTTTCCCGACGGCCGTGGAGCAGCTCTTGGGGATGAATTTTATGATCTATACGCTTCAACAGATAGAATGGGTAATAGTGTTAAAATGATACTCGAAGAACAGATATTTAAAACAACTAACACAGCTCAAAGAGGCCAGTTAATTAGATTGCAAGAAAAAATTAAACAATTGGAAAGTGGATTAAATGATGCAGCTAATGTTTCTTCAAGTACACCAACGGCTATGAGAGGGTGGGGAGATGATTTAGAAATATTAACTACGGCTCTGCCTAATTTACCAGATGGTGCTCAACAAATTTTAAGAGGTTATATAACTAATATCCAAAAGCTAAGACCTTATGTAAATCCTCAGAAAAAACGAGATTTTAAAGGTACCACAAAACATGATAGAATTACAACTAAAGGAGGATATGATTATCAAGAAAAAGTAATTTATCTTGATGAGTCTATCCCTTTAAACACAAAAAAAGGAAGAGCAGTTTATACGGCCCATTTTCCAGAATCTAATCCTACAGTTCATATAAGATATAAAACAAGATATAATGATAAGGGCCAACCAATATACGCTATAGAAGAAATTCAATCTGATACTCTTCAAAAATACTGGGGTTCCGAAGGTACTAAAGAGATGAGAGAACTAATGAGTAGTCCTTATGGAAAAACTTTAGTAGAATCTATTATTAAAAGAAAAATGAATGAGTTTAATGAAGCAATGTCTCCTTTATTAAATGCATCTAAAAAAAGATCTTTAACAGATTCTGAAATAAAAACTTTACAAAAACTCGAAAAAGACAAATCTTTTTTAAGAAAGTATTTTGTAAAATCAGAGCTAATGGATGAAGCGGCTATAAATAAAATGGGTCAAATGATTAAAAAAGATATAGACAAAGTTGATTGGTTTCCTTATATGAGATCTTATTGGGAACTAGGAATGAAAGCGATGGTCGATGATGCTATTAGAACTGGTAAACGAGGTATTAGTATTATTCCGGTACATAAGAATACCCATCACACTAAAGACAAAGGACACTACTTATATTACGGAGATCACAAAGGAACAAAACTTAAATCATTCGATCAAGAAGCGTTACCTCCTCCAGGCAAAACTAAATCTTCGTCTCTGGCAGTGTATCCTAAAACTTTAGAAAAAATAGCTAAACAAATAAAAGCTGATCATGGAATAACTTTAAACGTTAAAAGAACAAAAATGTTTAATGAGCCTTCTTCTGCAAATCGTCCTTATCAGATTATAGATCAAGAGGGAGAAATTATTGCTTCTTTTAAAACAAAAGCTAACAGAGACTATATATTAGATAAAAAAAATGCTGGCAAGGAGTTTCCAAATAGAGAGTTTTCACCAAAAGATATTACAGCTGGACCTAAATCAAACAAAGAAGCTTTTTGGGCATACACTTTAGAAATACCAGAAAACGCAGCTAAACAATTACTGAAGAAAAAGATGAGATCTTACCGAGTAGGTGGTTTAGTTGCAATAGAGCCAAAAAGAGAGTATTTTGCTCCTATATTTTAATTATGAAAAACTTAGCTAAATTAAAGTTGCAACAAGCCCAGATGCAAGGTAAAACAAAACCTATGCTGTCTGCACGAACGGCAAGAGCCATTCCTCAGATGAGAAAGGTAGCTAAACAATTGACGGGTTATGATAAAGGCGGAAGTGTGTTAAGACCTAAACCAACTTATAAAGGAAAAATTCTACAAGAAAAACCAATTAAAAAAATTAAGTTAGGAATTGTAGGAAAAGCGTTACGAGGATTTGGAAAAGCATTAAATTTAGGAAGAGGTAGATAATGGCAGACCCAAGAAATTTAGTAGAAGTAGAGGAACAAGAAGATCTAGAAATAGATACACCTACAGGTTCTATTAATGAAGATATAGATGTAATTGAAGACGAGTCTGGTAATGTTTTAGCAGGTGAGCCAGCTCCTGAATTACCACAAGAAAATTTCTATGCGAATTTAGCAGAATTCATGAGCGATCAAGATTTAAAACCTCTTGCATCCAAATTATTAGCTGACTTTAAAGATGACTCACTAGCTAGAAAATCTTACATTGAAACTTACACGAAAGGATTAGATCTTTTAGGATTTAAATACATGGATGTTACTCGACCTTTTATAGGGGCTTCGGGTGTAACGCATCCATTACTAGCAGAAGCAGCTACACAATTTCAAGCTCAAGCTTTTAAAGAATTATTACCCTCAGAAGGACCTGTAAGATGTCAAGTTGTTGGTAAAGAAACAGCAGAGACTATTAAACAATCTAATCGTGTAAAAGATTACATGAACTATCAGATTACCGATGTAATGGAAGAATATACTCCTGAAATGGATCAAATGTTATTCTTTTTACCATTAGCAGGTTCTACTTTTAAAAAAGTTTATTACGATCCTGCAGTACAACGATGTAAAGCAACTTTTATCCACGCAGAAGATTTAGTTGTTCCTTATAATGCATCTGATCTTTATGAAGCAGAAAGAATCTCTGAAGTTCAAAGAGTAACTAAAAACCAAATTAAAAAAAGACAAGCATCTGGATTTTATAGAGATGTAGAATTACCAGAGCCTTTTTTTAATGAAGATAGAGCGAGAAAAAAATACCAAGAATTAGAAGGAGTAACTCCACAAAAATATCAAGAATTATATAATTTTGTAGAAATGCATGTGGATTTAGATTTACCAGGTTATGAAAGTCCAGACGGAGTTAAAATTCCTTATATTGTAACTCTTGATCAAGATAGTATGACAATACTTTCTATCTACAGAAATTACAAAGAAGATGATCCATCTAAAAAAAGAATTCCATATTTTGTTCATTATAAGTTTCTTCCAGGCTTAGGCTTTTATGGCTTTGGCCTTATTCATATGATTGGTGGATTATCTAAAGCAGCAACTGGTGCGTTAAGACAGTTACTAGATGCAGGTACTTTAGTTAATCTACCAGCAGGATTTAAATCAAGAGGATTAAGAGTAAGAGATGATGCGGAACCTCTTCAACCAGGTGAATTTAGAGATGTAGATGCACCTGGAGGAAACATTAGAGACCAATTTCAATTACTTCCTTTTAAAGAACCAAGTCAAACTTTATTTTCTCTTTTAGGTTTTTGTGTAGATGCAGGAAGAAGATTTGCGGCAATTGCTGATTTACAGGTAGGAGATGGTAACCAGCAAGCAGCTGTAGGTACTACTGTTGCATTACTTGAAAGAGGATCAAGAGTAATGTCAGCTATTCATAAACGTGCTTATTATTCTATGAAAGAAGAGTTTAAAATAATGGCACGAATATTTTCAGAATATTTACCCGCTGAGTATCCTTATAATGTGGTAGGGGGACAAAGAAGTATTAAAGTTTCTGACTTTGATGCTCTCT